CCCTTCATAAGTTTAGATCGTGACTTAATTAATCTATCGTGTGCGTCTTGGTTAATCATCTTTAGACCCTCCAAAAGCCTTATCTAAAAAGCCTCCTTTAAGTCCACCAACAGCACCCTTAAGATCGTCAGCCACTTGTTTACGTTTTGTTTCGCCAATCTCAGTATCATCTCTAAGAGTTTCAATTGAGTTGATCGTAGCAAAAACAGAAACAAGTTTTTGATGGGCGTTGCGAACAGTAGAGTTGTTTCCCAATATGTCAGAGTTTATCGAAGGGAGCATATCAACAGCTTGCCTAAGTTTATCGAAACTAGACTTATTGAAGAATGACTTACTCTTATCTTTTGGGTCGTACTCGTCTAACTTAGTTGAAACATGTTCTACTTGTTCAACCAAAGCCTCAACAGTAGTTACAAAGATACTCTTTATATTGTTATTGGCTCTACTAACCGCATCATTTTCTATCCTTTTGCGAAGTTTCTCAGAAACATTTATTCTAATGTCGTCCCCAATTTGAGGAATCATTGAAAGTTCAAAATCAAATTTAAACTTACTTTCAACCTCTTCTACAGATGGGTAGTCGCTAGTTTTAAATGTAGTTCCTAAGTTCCTTTTAGCACCCTCGACCATATCAGGATAATTCTTGATAAAGCTTTTGACTTCTTTGAAGTAGTCAAGTTTTGCTGTATCAACCTCAGCCTGTAATTTTTCGATATTGCTATTAGGGCATAATCGCCAACCGCTAACTGTATGTCCGTCATCGTCCGTAGAGTTGTCCGACCATGCAACAGTTAAAGGATAGTAATAGTTGTTTCTAAACTGGTTAAGAATGCGTCTAAAATACTTATTCACATCCATACCAAATATATGTTTAGAAACGTGCAACAGTCTTGCATCGACAACATCGTTATCATCCGCTAGACCGCTACGCAAATCTCTATCTACTTTGAGACCGCTAGGATGTTTCGCTGTAAGGCGAACCAAAGTCGCGTTCTCAGATAGAGTATTGGTTATTTTCTTATCCATAATAATCCTCCAATTAAATTAGATAAAATTGCTGTTTCAAACTTTCGTTATCATCAGTCAGAGTTACACTCTGATACAGCAAGAAGGCTTGAAGGGTAGAGAATATATACTAGTAAATAATATTATTCTTTACCCCCCAAACTTCAGGTTTTCCTAGACCTCTAAATCTTGATGTTCTACTTTAAATTCTGAATAAGTAGAAGTCTCAACAAGTTCTGATCTAGCATTGATGATCGACCTTACAAAGAAAATCGCATACTCAGGAGTAGGGAATTTCTTTACATAAGCAAGTGCGTTCTCGAAATAGCCACCTACTTTTTTACTGCTTGCCTCTTTAAGAACAGTAGCAAGAGCAACAACAGTCGCGTACATTAGACCGATATTATCGACAACCTCAACCTCTTCACCATTAACAATATCGTCAAGGTTAGGGACATCATCTTTGAGAGATACAAAAGAACAAAATTCAATTGCACCAGTCTCGCCAATATCCGATTCAGCTATCATTTGCCACAGTTCCTTAGGAGGAACAGTCTTTAATGTGTCGCTGAGTCGAGTCCATGATCGAGGCGAAGGCTGAGGCTTCATAACCTTAGGGTCGAACACATTTAACCACTCAGGCTGATACTGGATAAATCCTAGAATATCTGTCTGAACGTCATTTTTAACCGCCCACGCAAGCCAATCGTTAGTGTCATGCTCGAAGTTAATCAAGGTAGTCCTACCGATAACATGAGAAGGCAGTTTATTAGAACCTGCCCTATCAGTTGACCTATTACCTGCACAGCAGATTTTCCAACCCTCAGGCATAGCGTACTCGCCTAATCGTTTCTCATAGATCAATTGACCTACTACCGCTTGCACAGATGGATGTGCTTGTGCGTATTCATCAAAGAACAATAGACCCTCACCCTCTATTGGTAAGTTGCCTAAGAAGGCTCTTTTCTGACCGCCTGCATCATCAATATAAGGCAACCCTCCGAGATCAACAGACTCATATAAAGACAACCTAAAATCAATAAATCCATATTGCTTTTTAGTTGGTCTAATTGTGTCTATAACAATCTCTCTTCCATCAGCTAGAATATCTGCAAGTTCACGAACAATCGCTGACTTACCGATACCAGTTCCACCTAACAAAAAAGGAGCATTGCCACCTTTTAGTACAGATTTAATAATCTGTAATGCTTTACTTGGTTTCATAGTTTTCCTCCGAAATATGTTTCAAGTTAGATTGCTAGCAGAATTGCTAGCACCAAGACTAGGTAATTTCTTACCTAGTTTCGCTCAGAATTTCGCTGAGTCTCTTCAGTTGGTTTCGTGATACTTAATATAATCTAAGCATCTATCGTAAGCTTCCTTATAACTATCGCAGAAATGTGCATCGTGAAATGGATCGCCTTCATGGTCGTTGTCGTCAGAGAAGTCGCCTGAGTAAACCCAAGTGGTATAAACATCGCCATCGCCATCCCAAAACACAGTTAAATAGAGATGCTTTTTAAGCAGACTATTTATTTTTCTTCTGTAACTATATTCAGCAGAAACAGACTTAATATCGTCTTTGCATCTATCTCGCCAAAAAGAAAGTTCCTCAATCTGTAATTCTCGTTTCTCGATAATTCGTTTGAGTTCCTTTTTTTGACTACTAATGCGAGTATTAAAATTATTTAATTCAGCCTTAGCAGTCTTAGATTTTAAAGTTAGATATTGTTTATAGTTTTCGTGATCGTTATAAATCAGTTCGTCTATTGTTTTCATAATTATTTCCTCCAAAATAAATTACCAAGACTAGACCGCCTTCCTAGTTTTGTCAGACGTTTTCGGTCTTATGGAAGGTAAGCTTAAAAAAGCTATGGGTGCATCTGCACCCACGATCTAGTTTCGTCTGAATTTCACAGACTCTTCAGTTGGTTAAGCTACATACTCCCAAGTGGTTTCGCCCTCCTTTAGAGAGTCCGCTACCAAATTAGAAGTAAAGCACTGCCTTATTTTATTCAGAACATGGAACTGATCCGAGTTGTAATAATCAGCAACCTCACGAGATTGATACTCAAGACAACCACACATCATTACCAGTTCAGCCAAACTTAAATCAGCTTCTTTATTATTCCTGGTTGCTTGCACAACCCGATTACAATAATCAGCCTGATTGATGTCTGTACAAGAGCGATACCTTGCCTTTAAGCTTTCGACATTCGCCCAAGCCAAAAAGAAAGCAACCGCTAAGGGTTGGCTCTCGAATCGAGATTCGTTGAGGTCTATGACACTACCTGCTTCTGAGGTAGATGGATTACTCCAAGAACCACTGTCGTATTTCTCATGCTTGTAATAACCTTTGACCAGTTCAGCGATATGGTTTTCGTTAATTAAAAATGCACTCATAATAAATCCTCCAATTTAAATGCAAGTTAAACATCTGAGTTTCATGCTTTCGCAATCATCAGTGCGGACACACATCCGCAGACTCGGAGGAGAGTCCTCTTAGTTTCAATTTGGCACGCTAGCAAACAGCACGCACAAAGATTCCCTAAGAGATTTCGGTAGTCTTGTTTAAGGTCTCCCACTCTCACGCTGTCACTGTCACTAACAAGGCTAAAGCCTCTCTACTCTACTAGCCACTTTATTTAGCGTTGTGGATTCAGCTTGGTGCTTGCTTGCACATCGACATCCATGCTTACTTCTAGGACAACGTCTTGGAGGAGTTTAGTTATTGGCTCTTCCTCAACCAATCCATAAGGAAACTAGAGATTGGTATTTATATTAGACCACAGCACATCATTGAACACAACATATTAGCTAGCAGATTGTGAGCATAGTATTGAGTTCCCTAGACCAGTAGAATATATTTTATGGAAGATGACAAAAAGCCTGAGCTAAAACTGGTTGCTAAAGAACCCGACTATCTGGGATCGCTGACCATAAAGCAGAGAGCCTTCGTGAATGAGATCGTGAAGGGAAAGTTAGGTTCTTACAAGGAGGCATATGCACAGGTCTATGACGTACAGTTAAGTAAGACTGGCAAGATACCTAAGTGGTGTGAAGTTGAAGCGAGCAAGTTAGTTGCTAGCCCTAAGATAGCCCTAAGTATACAGAAGGCTATAGAGCGTAAGGAGGTGTCTGTAGTGGCATCATCGCTTAGGACAAGGAACTATGTCATAGAGAAGCTATACCAAGAGAGCCAAGACGCTGATTCAGATGCTAGCAGAGTGAGAGCATTAGAGTTACTAGGGCGTAGCGTAGCACTGTTCAGTGATGTCATAGAGACTAAGGAAGCTAGAGACACTGCAACCATAGAGGCTGAGATTGAAGAGAAGCTAAATGAATTGTTGGATCAAGCAGACGCAGAATAGAAGTCTCCAGTTACTACACCACTCTTTTGTATTCGTGTCAAATTTTTTCTCCACCTAATCCTGTCCCCACTTCA